GTCTAAATTTCCAAGTGCAGAGCCCAGGTCAATGTATGCTTGGTCTTTGGGGTTGGTAGTGCCTGCTGTTGCACTTACTTGTATCCTGATCTTGCCACCTGCGTTGAAGAAGTGTCTCATTGTGTTTGCGTTGGCGAACGTTGCAGAAACTTCCTGCGTTGCTGTTGAGTCCCACCCCTCTGCTGATGTTGTGACTGTCTGAAGTGCTGAAGAAGTTGTAAGTGCTGTTGCATTTGGTGAACCTGCCGCTACTGAAGCCGCCAGTGTTGCTAAGTCATTGGCAACAGCCGACGCAATCTCTATGGCGTCACCTGCTGACACAGCCGATCTTGAAGTCATTGTGTCGTTGGTGTGATTGGCTATTGTGTCCAGTCCTGTAAACAATGCATTCCAGTGTGAGGCATTGATTGTGTCACCTGCTGAAACTGTGGCAATTGCTGATTGTCCTAATCCGTATACTGTTGCACCAGTTCCTGCGAAGTGGTTGTATCCGAATGGATCTGACGAACTGTTGACAAAGTTGTTGTACTCGTCATCTAAAATTGGATCTCCTGCCGTGTATCCCATAAAACTATTTTACTCCTATTACGCACTCTGAGAGTGCTGTTCCTTCATTATATTTATGCTTAATCAATCGTCCTAATACATTAAATGCTGTACACTCGTCTAGGATGGCCACCCTGGCCTCGCCATCGCCTGCTGATACCACTCGATCTCCCGGCTTGCCCGTACCCTGTAATTTAACCATTACACGTCCTTTGAGTGCCACCATGGGGTGTGAATCGTTGTTGCCTGCTTGTGCATTCATTAGGAATGCTGGTGATTCAGAAATTACACCAAAAACGGCATCAGACAGTTCATGTTCGCACTTGGTTATCTCTGCTTTTCCTCCCAATATCATAACATCTCCCACCTGTGTATCGCAGTCTGCTTCATAACGTTCAGCCAAGTCAGCATACATGGCACTTGTAGATACGGCATGTACTACGTTTGCCCTTATGTCTACGAGTGTTGCCGCTGATAATTCGTTTTGTCCGCCACCTGATTTAAATGCTGTCCAGGCTCCGCCGGCATTTCCGTATGTGGTCGATCCATCATCCGCGAATGTTTCGTCCCATACCCAAAATAGATCTTGTTCTGTTGCACTTGATGTTTCACCTCTGTTCACTTTCAGCCCTGTGAAACTAGGCATACCTGAATTTGATGAAATATTTCTGTTTAATTCTATGATGTTATCTTCAACTGAGAGTGTTGACGTGTTCATTATGGTATTTGTGCCATCAACTGTTAGATCTCCAACACGTAAATGTTCGATTCTTCCAGTTGAACCTTGAATTCTCAGTGCTTCTGTTGTCACACCTCCGTCATTGACTGTGAAAATTATGTCTTTGTCTTGTGTGGTCTGTGCAATCGTAAAATCATCTGATGATAAACTCATCGTAATGTCAGTACCTGCACCAATTCTAATTCCGTCATCTGATTGTACTGTAAGACGTGAGTTTGTTGTGTCAGCAGTGTCTGATCTCAAGTAGTTTGCCGCGGCTTGACCGCCTAGTGCATCTGAATCTGTGGCTGTTCCCCTGAATTTGGCCGATGCTACCCCAGTGGATAATTGTATACCCTGTGCCACTGAAGAAAAACCTGCCGCGATCAAGGCCGCACCATTTGTTTCAGTTGAACTTGGTGTGAAGGCAATGTTTGACACGATGCCAACAACTGTGTCATTGGTCACCATTTTTAAAATAGACTTGTTTACTCCTGCGTTGTCTTCGACAACCTCACTTGTGAACTGTGTTACTCCAGAGCCTGCCACTGTAGTTGGACCAATCAATGTCCATGCTGTTCCTGTGTAGACATAAAGTTGTGTGTTTGAAGTATCAAACCATAAGTCTCCAAGCACAGCATTGGCCGGTGCCGATGTCGAGTTTGTAGGACCACCTGCTGGTTTCCATTTGTCACCCGTCCATACGTTGACACGTTTGTTCGTTTGGTCGAACCAAAGTTGTCCTTGCACTTTGTTGGACGGTGCTGAGGTGTTGTTGAAATTTTCTAGTAGTTTAACAAGGTTTTCGTTTAACTTCTCACCAAATCCTGCGTAACCTTTTCCTATAAGTGTAAGATCTGTGGACGCGACGTCAATTGTTCCGTCTGCCAATGTGACCAATAAGGTTCCAAATGTGTTGTTAATCTTATATGCCATTGTCTAGTCGTTGTTTGATGCGTTGTCCCTGACTTCTGTCAAGAAACTAACATCGCCTACTAACTTGATCAAAATAGTTGCTAATTCAGGAGTTAACATAGCGTCGATCTTTGCTTCTTCTTCTGACGTCCACGTTGACTCGTAGTTTGCGTTGATGTAGTCTGCGACTTCTTGTTTTGTTGCCATTTAAATGTACTCCTTATGCTTATTTATTAAGGTTGTCAATCTGCTCATCGTCGGATATCCAAGTTAAATCCTTGGAATAAGACCCATCCAGGTCTCGTAGGAAAGTCTTGACGTTGCTTTCCGTAAGCACCATATTGTGGTATTTTGTGTATCTTTTGTGCAGTGCCTGTTCCTTGGTAGCAGTGTAAACGAGCTTTATTCCTTTAGTCTTTGCTAACTGCATTAAACTATCTATACATTTTTTGAGGCACTTGTGTGTGTTTCTTGGGTCGGCGTCCTTGTCTGTGACTATCCATTCCATGAAAGCGAATTGGGTGCCAACGCCTATGTACAATCCACCAGCACACACTGGCTTCTCGTCGATCTCCACTATAATTCCGTCAGGTGGCAGGCACTCCTTGGGCACCACACCAAATTCCCATTGATTCCACCATGTGGTTAATGTGTCATAATCTTTTTCTCTGTCCCACGGTCTATCTTGCATTTTTCTGTATCACCATCTTGTTGACATTGAATGTTGACTCAAAACAGTAACTAACTGCTTCTGCCACTTCGTCTGCTTTTAATTTTGGCAAATTCTCCCAAAGTCCTTTAGTCATGTCTGTATCAACCACATCTGGACAAACGTCATACACCGATAATGGTTTGGAAATTAACTCTTCCTGTAATTCGTTTATGTATTGTATCAATTCTTTTTTGATTTCACAATATTGTACATACTCGAACTTGTCCCAAATTCTAAATTCATTGTAGTCTGGTTCTTCTTCTATTCCCGACGTGCTTGTTATTACTGCTACCTTCATCTTGTCAAAGGAATGCCTGCCGTATATTTTTTTAAGAAGGGTCAACTGCCCTCTGTCTGCATGTGCATTCAATACTACGAGGCCACAATCTTGTATTTTCTCTAATATCTTTTCTTGATCGTGTACTAGGTCAAAGCCATTACTTTTACTCATACCAACCACGTTGTATTTCTTTTTATGGTAGAGGTCGCATATGGCCTTCCCAATACCTCTGCTATGTCCTATGACTGCTATTTTATTTTTTCCTAGATTCATATATGTCCACTAAATTTTCCAACCCTTCAAAACATTCAGAGTAGTGTTGGTAATATTTGTCAAACTTGTCTTTAGTGTACAGTGATTCTTTGTAAAAGTCAATTAATAACGTGGTTCTTGGCCCTCGATTGTTGTTGAAACCGTTGTGTAACTGTATGTCTGGTTGAAATACGAATGCTTCTCCTGTCTTCCATGTCATAAGTTCCTGTTTTTGTGTTTCAATGTTCAAAACATACATACCACTTTGCTCGCCACCGCCATCGTCGAGGCACATCTGGTAGCGCCATCCTCCTTCGTTATCTGTGTGGTTACCAATTTTTGTATTTGGACCTACTGTCATTATAGCCACGTTTGTTTTGTAGGGAAATTTTCTCAGTATCGAATACAGCATGGAATAGTCAGTAAATGATTGTCCTTCGTGTTCTCCTGATTGTATGCCCAACGCTTGCCATTGGCCGTGTACATAGTCTCCAGACTTGTCATCAAAATCGTCTGGTAGCCCCCTTACACTGTCCGAGAAGTCTTCTGGATTTAAAAAAGTTTTGTTAGGTTGTGAGTCGAACTCGTGTTTGATGTTTTGCCAGTGTTTGTCTAACTGCCTAAAACATTCGCCTTGCTGTCCATGGTAAAAACTTTTATCAAGCATTCAGTATATTAACATTTTTATCATGTATCTGTCTATCATGATCCTGCCAATTACTAAAAAATTGTTCGCCGTGGTTTACTAATTCTTGTTGTTCACTTAATTCAAAGTAGTCTGTGAACTCAGTGTTGTTAATAATAATTCTTCTATTCTCGTTACCGAACACGTACACTATCACTTCGTCGTCGCCTAATGATCTTCCTATTCTGCTGTTTTCTACTCTTAACCATGCACCATCTTCTTTGACCATGTGCGTTCCAGATACTTGTATACCGTTGTAATCATATAAATTGTCTATCAAGAACTTACCTGTCGCAAATACTTTGCCACCGACTGATACCGTGTCGCCTATGTCCACTTGCTCTACTGGTTTCAATGAACCATCGTGCATTGATATCATTGTGCCTGCTATGAAACAACCACCGCCTCCTGAGCCTCCGCCTCCTGAACTTGATCCACCTTCTGAGTCACCAAATCCTGCCGCTGTTGACACGAACGACACTCCTGAATTGAACAAGGCCTTCCATGCACCACCTACTTTTATGTAACCTGCTGTTAAACGCTTCCAAGCACCCCCCACTTTGAAGAATCCTTCTGAAATTTCTTTCCATGCTCCGCCTACTTTGAATTTTCCTTGTACTGCAACATTGAAAATCACCACTGCTTTTCCGTCGCCACCTGCCGAACTTGGATTGCCACCAACTGCCACGCCTGCTGAATAGTGAGATTCACCTGTGCCTCCTGGTGTCACACCTGACCCGTCACTAGATGAACCACTACTTGGCACTAGATTCGAACCAGACTTACCACCGGTACCACCGTTGTCGCCTGTTCCGCCATCACCTGATGTTCCGCCGTCAACACCACCACCGCCGGCTCCACCACCACCACCGTCTCCGCTATGGTCCTTACCGTTCTCTCCCAGTGTGCCTGGTGTGTTTGATGTTGCTGAGTTTGAGTTTATTCCTGCTGTTCCGTTCGAGCTCTTACCTGCTCCTGCTCCACCTCCGCCGCCTCCTGCGACTGCGATGTCTGTTCCGTCGATCCTTACTAGAGTGGCTCCTCCGCCACCTCCACCTGAACCTGAATATGGTTGTGGTCCGGCGTTACCGCCTTCTCCACCTGAATATGCTGTTTTACTTTTTCCGTTAGTACCACCCGGTGCACCACCTCCCGATGATCCACCTGCTCCGCCACCACCAACTGCTACCTCTAGCGTTGTGTTGATCTGTCCTGATGTGATCGCTAAAGTGGTTTTTTTGACATGATGTCCTGCGGCTCCTGTTCCTCCAGGTCCGCCTGCGTCTGAACCTCCGCCTCCGCCTGCTCCGGCCCAAAGATATACGTCAATAGATGTTGAGCCTGCAGGAATGGTTGCCTGTTGTAGAGTACCTGTGTAGTTGAATGTCTTTACGACTGTTGGCATAAAGGATTAAGCCTCCCTTACGAACCAGAGATCCCCGTTTGCACCTTGTCCAGATGTTGGTGCTGAAGTCTCAACGTATCTGTTTCCTGCGATACTGTTACTGCTGTCATCTGAGATTGTAGATCCACCCCAAAGTTTTAATGATGTAGCCACCTGTCCTGTAGTCGGAACAGCAACGCTTGATGTACTAGTAGATGATGTAATGTCTGAACCAACTGCGGCCAAACTTACGTTTGTCACTGTCAACAAACCTGCCGCTGACGTTTTCAAAACTTTTCCTTTTGATGCATTGCCGTCTTCCACTGCATCTGCTAATCTTATAACTTGTGAGTAAGATGCTCCATGTCCTGCTGACCAGAAATTCTCCGACACATCGTAAAATATTCTAGCGTCGTCTGTGTCTGATGTTTCTACAATTATACCTGCGTCTGCCTCAGAATTTCCGGTGTTTAATTTTAAGAATGCGTCATTTACAACATTAATTTCACTTCCGCTCTTTTCGAATTCGCCTGAGATTGTTAAGTTACCTGTTACAGTTACATCACCTGTGATGTCGATCCCACCGTCTGCGCCTGTCAACTGTAGAGGTGTCTTTGTTACTCCTCCATCATTGACTGTGAATTTCAAATCTTTGTCTTGTGATGTTTGTGCGACTGTGACATCATTGCTGGTAACCGTGATCGAAAGTTCTTGGGAGTCACCTATGATGACACCACCATCGGCATCAACTGTAAGTGTACCTGTGGTGCTGTCCGCCACGTCCGCCCTTAGGAAATTACCACCCGCTATCAATGTGCTTGAAGTGTTGGTCGTTCCTGATGTATCTATTGATGCGGCCTGTGTGTTTGTTCCATCAAACACTGCACCTAATGTGCTGTTAAGTGTTATACCTGCTTTAATCGCCGCGAATCCTGACTGTGTGACACTTGGTGTGAAATCTTCTTTAGAAAGTATAGCAACTCTCGTGTTACCTGCGTACATGGAACTAACAACTTTGTTACCTCCTGAACTGGCCAACGTCTCTATCTTCCATCCTGAAAGTGTCTGTCCTGATGTGTAGACCGGGCCAACCAATAACCATGCTGATCCTGTGTAAACATAAAGTTGATCATCGTCCGTGTCTGTCCAAAGATCTCCCGCTGATGCTGATGTCGGCTCTGATGCCTGTGCCTTCGCACCACCTGTTGGTTTAAAACTAGTGCCGTCATACACCTTGAGTTGATTCGTTGTTGTGTCGAACCACACTTGACCTTTAAGAGGTGCTGTCGGCGCCGACGTTGATGCTGTGTTCTCTAATAACTTAACTAGATTTTCGTTTAGGCCTTCTCCAAAGCCTGAAAAACTTTTTCCAAATAACTGTAAAGATGTGCTAGTATCTACTGTGCCGTCTGTGATTGTAGCAACTACTGTTCCGTCTGTTTTGTTTATTGTGTACGCCATTTGCTTATATTTAGCACCTTCCCACTACTATATTAATTGTGCCTATTTCCTCCGAATCGTAATTTTCTAACGCTTTTCCTATCACTTCACCAACCTGTGGGTCGTGTGTTTTCTTTGCTACTCCATGGTTGTTGGGATCCGTAGACAACATATCACCTTTAACAATGTGTCCTACTACTTTGCAAGGCACTTTTCCCATAAGTGCAACAGGTTGTCCTGCTGATTCTGAATTCATCAAGTATGCAGGCTTGTCACTGATGACACCCGCTACTCTAGGATCATTTCCTTCGATAGAGATAGTTACTTCCTTATCTCCTCCGAACACAACAACTGTACCCACTTCATACTCTGCATCGGTTTCATATATCTCAGCCAAGTCAGCGTACTCCGCCGATGTTGCCTTAGCAAATACAGTATTGTATTTCTTTAACGATGTTCCTATGTCGTATGTTGTATTTGTGTCTGGCACAATTTCCTGAGTCGTCAATTGGTCGCCCAACACCAATGTTCCCATTGTGTTGGCACCTGAACTAGTAACGTTACCTGTCACGTTACCCGTCAGTGGTCCTGCAAACGCTGTTGACGTTGTAGTCCCTGATATTTGTAGTTTGGTAGATGGTGTAGTAGTTCCTATGCCCACCCTAGATTCTGATCCATCAATGGTCATGACCGTGGTTGTAGTTCCGCCATCGTTGACTTTGAAAGTGATGTCTGTGTCGTTCACAGTGTTTGAAATAATGCCACCTGAGGAGTCAACTGTGAACGTCATGTCACTGTCCACTCCAACAATGATACCGCCATCATTGGCAACACTTATAGTGCCTGATGTTGTGTCATTGGCGTTTGATCTTAGATAGTTGGCCGCCGCAACGCCACCTAATGCGTCTGCGTCTGTGGCTGTGCCTTGGAATTTTGTGTCTGATATGGCTGTTGTAAGTGTTATACCTTTTTTCACAGTGGCGAATCCAGAAAGTGTAGCCTTTGGCGTGAACTCGTCTTCTGAAATCACTGCAATAAGATTTCCGTCGTTAAACAATTTTGTGATGTTCTGTGATGAGTCTCCGGAATCCAGTATTGTGTCAAAAGTGAATCCGTTTGTTGTTCCTGTAGAACTAGGTGGACCTACTAATACCGAGGATGTTCCACTGTAGTAGTACATCTGTCCCGTTCCTGAATCTATCCATATGTCTCCAGCGGCTAAATTGGCTGGCGCATCTGATTGGTAAGGTGCACTTCCTCCTGCAGTCTGGAATGCCGTTCCATTGTAAACTTGCAACTTTGAACTGCTTGAATTCCACCACAGTTGACCTTCTATGGGTTTTGTGGGTGCTGATGTGTTTGAAAAATTTTCTAAGAGGTGCAGGAAGTTCTCCGCTATAGACTCTCCATACCCTGCATAACCTTTTCCTATGAAACTGAGATCAGTCTGTGTGTTTACCACACCATCCTGTACAGTGTACTGGTTCGGTGACGCTGAACTATTTGTCTTGTTAACAGTGTATGCCATTAGTATCCTGTGTTACCACCCGATGTCGTTCCACTGACTGTGTTAGATGTTGACAGTGCTGTTGAACTAGTCTCAGTGAATGTTGTTAAACTCTGTATCCTTAATGTGTAATCAATCTGTATAAGTCTGTTCAATGACTTCTGTACCGGGTGGAATATAACGTGTGTCAATAATTTATTAGTTGAACCGTTCTCTGTTCCTTCCCAACTCTTAAGTCCTAGTTCGTCAAAAACATAATCACCATTGAAATCTGTTGTGTTATCAAACGCCGCCTGTCCTGTCGGCTCACCGTAGTCTAATGTACAAGTCACGACTATGTCAGTGTACTTGTTACCTGCAGTGTGTCTAACTTCCATCTTGTTCCTGGTTGTGTCTTTGTTTGTTGCGGAATTGTCATCAATTACTTTGTAATAAGTCTGATTATAAAGTGCCGCATTAGTACCGGTTGAGTTTGGAGTAAGGTACGTTATGACCCCAGTTGGGTCAACACTTGTTCCCCCATTACCCAATGCAATCTCATGTACGAAGCCTGTTGTCTTATTTGCTAATGAATTAGCAAGTGCCTGAGACATGTTCTCGTAGTGTATCGCATTTCTCTTGTCTACGATCACTTCACCTGTCTCTGGATCTGAAATCTTGATATGCCCCGTCATCATAACACCCGTGTTATCCTGAGGCTTTTTGTTCTCTTCTTTTGCTTCTGTTGGTTTGTTGTCCTGTGTCATCTAGTGTATTTATTCAGGTGCGTTTGTAGGCTCGTTAGCAATGAATTTAGCCTGTTGTGTGCCGGAAGCCTGTAATCCTTTACCATCTGCTGGATTACCATCTAGTGCCGTGTACCATACCTGTCCTTTCTTATGTAAAATTTTAACCTGTGTTCCTGAAGCCGGTGTAGAGCTTAATGTTACTGCCGTTGTGCTTCCGTCCACAGAGTAGTTGATAGTCGATCCATCCTCGCTAGTGAGCAACAATCGTTGGCCACCAATGAATATGTCTAACTCACTAGCGGATGATGGTGCTTGTGATAGTGCAAACGTTGATGTACTGCCGTCACCTGTGAAGGTGTTGGTGTACACAGTGTCCGCATAAGGGATGGTTTGAGTACCAGACGCATCTACCACTTCCGTGCCTGATCCATGCTCCTTAATTCCTGTTCCAAGTGTTCCACGTTTAAGTTGACCCAACGTGTTACCTGATTTTGTAAAGTATTCTATTCTCTCTTTGTCCACAAACACGACACCAGGAAAATTTGCAGATACGTTTGGTGAAGGCAACAGCGTTGCGTCTTCAACAGTCATTGTTTGAGTTCCTACTGTCATATCGATTGTTAATTTTGTGGTTGAGGTTTTACTAATACGTTTGTAAAAAGTTCTGTTCAACATGTCCTTGAAAATTCTGAATCCCGTTGATGCCACCGCTGTGTCTAAAGCAAAATACATCACATCTATCCTGTCTGATGAAGTGATTGTTTTTCCAGTTACTGTGATTAAATTTCGATTTACTGTGTAGTCATGCCCCTGGATCAATTGCTGACCATTCAACCAAACATACATGTAAGAGGCATTAAGAGGATCAAATCTTAGATTAAACACAGCATCTCCTTGTCCCTCTAAAGTTTCTCTCCTCAATTTCATACCAAGTGCATTGTTAAATGTTGTCACAGATATAACATCATTAAGACTGATCGAGTTACCGTCGGATGCCAACTGGGTGGGGTTGATAATTATGTCGGTTCCTTCGTTGTAATATTGAAAGTCTACCAAGGTGGTGATGGCTATAAGATCATTTGCAGACGGAGCCGTTACGAATGAAATCCTGTCCGGTGAGCCTGCCGAGTCAGCCGTTGTTGCTGAAGTATCTGCTGATGCTGTTGCCACATCCGCTGTGAATACACCATTGCCTAAATTAACTGTGTAGTCTGTGTCTAAAATTTGTTCGACGCCATTCACATGGACCTGTATTTGAGACGCACTAGTGATGGACTTAATAGGATCAATCGTTGAGTCTTCGCCCAGTGTCGCGTCCACAAACTCGTCAGCAGTCTCCGTGGTTGTATCTGTAGTTTTACTAGTGGTATCTGCTGTGGATTCTACGACCCCTACTCTTTCTAAATTGTTGAAGTCATAGTTAAGTGTGGTGCCGTCACCTAGATGATAACTGATGTCTGGGCCACGCAACATTTTTCCATTTAATTCTATCAATGTCAGGCCTGAAAGCGGTCCTATTGCTCCAGGCGGATATGTCAACGTGTATCTATTTGTAGATCCATCATAAGTGATCGCCTCATTTCTCACGCTGGCGAAACTCCTTGTTGATGTTGTTGACTTGTTGAAACCTGCTATCTGTATGTAAGAACTTGCGGCAGGTGCCGAATCAAAAACAACCGTTATTGTGTTTGCAGTGGTAGTCGTTGAGTACGCTGTTGTAGGCACACCATCTATCGTGACATATAAGTCAGATGACGTTGAATCTAAATTGAACTCACCTCTTGTAGAAGTCAAGAACAAAGTAGTGCTTCCATCACCAGTGAAAGAGTTCAACACTCTGTAGTTCTCACCTGAAATAGCAAATACCTTGGTTGATATTATGCTGTGGTTAGCAGGTGCTGTGTCAAATGTAATTGTTTTGTTTCCAACATTAATTGTGTAATCAGATACTGTTGAATCTAATGCACTGCCTTTCTTGACCACCCCGTCGACTGCCACAGTCACTGAACCAAGTGTGCCAGGATAGTCGCCTATGCTGTATGTTGTTGTGCTTCCGTTACCTCTGTGATTCATCTCACTTATAAATGGCACACCAGACTCTGGTGATGTGTAAACTTTTATGTCTAATGTGTCAAACAACTGTCCAGGGACAGTTTCTTCAGGTGCGTAACTAGTATCTGGTGAAACAAAATCATCGCCCTCTAAAACAATATCACTCGGTGCATGGCCCAGTGCTGATGTGAATAGGCCACCTTTGACGATCGAATCTAATGTCCTGTCATCTGTTGGAGTAAGCACACCATCGTCATCGAAAGGGATGAACTCAACCAATGCGTTCTCTTCTGGTGTCTCACTGATTGTGAATGTTGCAGTAGACCCGTCGCCTCTGATTACATCTGATAATTTTTTCCTTGTGCTGTCGTCCTGTGTAAGATATACTTGATATACCTCGGTAGTAGCCGGTGCTGTGTCAAACGTGTATGCCGCTGTTGAACCGTCTGCCCTGAACGCCTTGACTCTCGAGTCTCCGTAGTTGTCCCATGGGAAGTCATACCAACCCGCTTTGTCCCAACCTGCTTCTTGGCTGAATAGTAGGCCTGTAACCATCGTTCCACCATAGTCAACACCTGTCATCACTTGGTCTAATTCGTTTCCTGGCATGCCGGAGCCTGGTGTGTAGAAACCTTTTGTCCTATCCGCCGCTGTAAGTCCTGTCTCGTTTCCGTACACTTTATATACACTTCCTATGTTGTCGTCAAAGTCTGTGCTTGACGTGAAAGCATTTGTAACCTTATAAAGTTGATTGTTGTGACGCAACAAGTCGTTGTATGCGTAGGCCGTTGATGCCGCCCAGTCCACGACTCTGGATGTGCTTGATACCCTGTCAAACTTAATCGTCGTGTCAAAATCCCTAACTAGGTCGTTGTTTAGGTTGGCGTATGCTTTGGCTCTATCTGTTGGCGCGGACCCGTCTGTCTTGCCACCTGTCAAAACAATCGTTGGAGTTGTAGTGTAGTTTGCACCTACACCTGTGACTGTTATCTTCGTCACTGCTCCGTCCTGAATAGTAGCAGTGGCGGTTGCGGCTGTCGTCGCTGGTGTAACATACATTTTGAAATCACCTGACTTAGTAGATAAGCCATGATTTGCAATCTTGCTGTCAGGCATGTAAAAAGTTACCCCCGAATGTTCTGTGAAAGTATGACTGTGTGATGCCCCAGATCCTCCATTTTGCGTGTCCCAAATATTGGATTGTTGTTCACTTGTAAACAATGGATAGTAGTAACCAAAAGTTCCTGAACTTGCTCCTGATGAACTTGTACCTTGTATCTGGAAAGGTCCAGTTGAACCTACAGTTCCGCCCAACACCGTCACAGTTGGTGCTACCTCATATCCTGAGCCACCTGATGTAACAGTAATTGACTGCACATACTTCTTGTGGTAGTCGTACCACATTTGGTATGGATATTCTGTTAGTTTGTCTGTGTCGCTGTTGACGTTTAATGCTCTAATCTTACCTGTTGTGGCATCATAGAAAGTCGGATTGTCAAAGTCTGAGTATAATCCATCCTGTGTCTCTGTTTTGTCGTATCCTAGTCTGTATTCACGTAATTTAGTATGGAATGGTTTTACTTCGTTGATGTAACTCTCGATCCAACTGTCTGTACCGGTAGTGTATGTCTTTCTCTGGTCTAATTGTCTCACAGAGTTTTTAGCATTTATGAAAGATGTTTTGAACAGCCAATCAACATAAGTCTGTTCTGAAAGTACTTTCCTCAATCCTGTGAAGAACAGTGTGTTGTATTCTACCGCCAATTCGTTTGTGAACAGGTCATCCCTTAATGCAGTCAATACTTTCCTTGTCTCTATGCTTGGCTCTTGATCAAAGAAGTTATCATCAAAGTTGTCGGCTCCTGCATATCCTGTAGCATCTTGTGTGTAATCATAAAGTTTAGTTGACAACCTGATTGTGCCATTCTCAGTTCCAACGTTTGTCCACCCTGTGGCGGTTTTCATAAACAATTTCCATCCACCTGTATCTGCACTCGTAACCTTAACATGTTTGCCTACAGCAAGATCCAGTGAGTCTAACTCGTATTGGAATGTGACCTGCTTATCGATTGGTGTGTTTTCACTATGAATCATTTCGTGGATTTCTGGATCAGTGCCATACCAATCTACATAACTCCAGTAAGCAGATGTGTTATAGGTCTGTAATTTTGTCCTTGTCCATTCAGTCCCTGTCCACTGATAAATCGCCCAATAATTATTTGCTGTTTCGTCTGCTTTGACCAGATAGTTCGCTGTACCTGATATGTCTGCTGTATTAATGTATGTCAACTCGGCGTATGTGTCCACAGAAGCGTCCCATTCTAGACTCTGTGCCGTGGGTTCTGGATCTTTGGAATCAAGATTCGTCAAGTTTATCTGTCCAACTAACTGGGATTTTTTCAAAACTGTGTTGGCATAATCTATGATTTCTTTCAATGCATCATACCTATCAACATACCAACTCTGTCTCGGTCTGGTGTTGTTACCGTATCTTTCATTCAAGGGTTGATCTGGATCAGGAACTAAATCTCCCGACGAATTCTTACCTATCAATGAGTCCCACCAACGTGTCTCGATAACCGTGCCTGGTCTGTAATCGGCATCGCCTTCCCTAACCAACTTCCATACGCTGTGTGAATCACCCTCGAATGTATTTGTACGTATATCCATGTTCAATACTATGTCGTCGTTGACTAAATTTCTGGTGTTGTTTAATATGAATTTGTTGGTGTCTGTAACAGAATAGTATTTGTAGTCAAACGCACCTGGGTTTGTGATCAAGTTGGCAACAAAGGCCACTGTGTTCTTCCTGTGTTGGTGTGTGTGCCTGTCCCTTTTATCTGTGATACTAGGCATTGACGTTTTTCCTTTAACCCAGTAGTAGTAATAGTTAACAAATGTGTCTAATTTCGAATCATATTTTTGTACTACCGTGTATTGAGAATCATCACCATATAATGCTGTTCCTGATATTTTTGTTGCAGAGCCTTCAATCCTGTTGTCCCACTGGCTTGGTAGTAATGTAGATTCCACCCATTCGTAAATGTCAATGCTTGAACCTGGAAATGTCTGCCCCCAATGGTTTGCTTTGTATTCTTGTGTGTCCTGCTCATACCACAACCACTTTACCGTAGACAGATTCCACCATACTTCGCCTATATGCTCGTCGGCCCATGGCGTGCTGGTGTTTGCATTGTCTCCAACGTTGTAAGTCGCCGGATCCCATGCGGTCTTTATGTTTATCTCCCTGTCTGCTACACCCAATATTCTACCCTTGACTGGGTCATACAGGTCATAGTAGTCTCGTAGTTGTTTTGATTTATTATCGAACTCAAAAACTTTGCCCAGTTTGTCAGTATCCATCAGTGTTGTTTCTGTCACTAGATTCTTCCAAGCATATTCTCCGTTGACTGTAAGATCGTAACACGCAACAGTACCGTCATTCACCACTTTAGTGCTTCCGTCTGATGTTGTGTGTCCGTCATCTTTCGGTGCTCCAACCAAAACCGTATTGTCAATCATGCAAACGCCTCTTCCGAAGTCATCATTTGCTGTAACATTGTCTGTTATTAGTCTGTCGTCAACAACAAATTTAGTGTTGTACATGGTCATTGTGAATGCACCACCTGATTCAGTGTTGCTGTCTACTATATTGGTATCCTGTAGATCGAATGTTGTCTCCCCTGCGTCGAATTTCATCTCTCTGTCAGTTGCGAAGCGTTCCGCACCTATGACAGCCCTTGTGCCATTGCTGTTCAAAGAAAGGCTGGTACCAAACTTCATGTTAGTGCTTGATTCAGGAGCACTTATAGTTTGCTGTAGAGTGTAAGTGTTTGTTGAATCGTCTGCGTTCCATTTGTAATAATACACTGCACCCGAATCTGGATGCGATGTTCCGTCTACACCTGGTGCACCAATAATTAATGTTGTACCATCATTGCTCATTACTATCGAATCACCAAATGCTGTGTTAAGGCTTGATCCATCCGATGCCGCACCTGTCAAGGTTTGTGCCAGTGCGAATGAGTTCTGTGTGCTTCCGTCGTTGCTCTGTGATGTTTTAATGAATATTTCCACCTTGCCAGCGTTGCCCGGCGCCAATGAGCTCACAGCAAGTATGTCACCGTTGTCGTTGGCCTGCACCCTGTGTCCAAATCTCTGTCCTGATCCACCTGCCGGTGCTTCTATAGTGTAATCTTGTGTCCATGTGTCATATGTAGATCCGTCTGCACCCACTCCCCATGTGTACATGTATACTCTGCCCCTATCATTGTCATGGCCTGGTGCTGATACAAACATGTATTTGTCAGGGGTTGCTCTGACTGAACTAGTTCCAGGTTCTGAAACTTTGTGTGCCCACCCAAAGTTGGCATTCTCATTCAGCGTAGAACCATCTGTTGGTCCTCTTACCGTGTCAAGTAAACCATATTTGAATGTGCTTGGATCCCATATGTAAATTTTTACAAGTCCTGAATCAATGAATCTTGTGCTTCCGTCGGCGCCAACTGCGTTGGTGTATGGTGCACCAGCAACCACAAAGTTCTCATCTGTGCTGATAGACAAAGATTCACCAAGTCGGCTGGTGTTGTCGTTGTTGTCTGTCATTGTTGCTGTTGATTGAGTCTGTAGAGTGGTTCCTGCTTCTGCGGAAGATCTGAACAGGAAGTTTACCTCACCTTGTCCTTTGCCTGGTGCAGATACTATCACTGTCCTTCCGTCATTACGTGCCACGATCCTGTGTCCAAACTCCTGCTCTGCTGTGCTGGCGTCTGGCGATAAGACTATTGCTGTTGTGTATGGATCTTGCTTCTCGTATACACGCCACAGTCCTGAACTGTCTGCATCTGCGAATACTTTGTCTCCCGGTTGTTCTATGGCGTCGTCCTTGTCTGTGTAATTTTCAAAATCTATCAGATCATTAACGTTGTCCATAGATGCCAATCTCACCGACACAAACTTATAGATGTTTCCGTAACTGTCTGCTGTTGATCCGTCTTCCAATGCAGGTATGAATCCTACATTTCCGTCGTAGTCGATAATCACTGTTTTATGATCTGGAATAGAACTAACTTGGTATACACCGTTCAGTGTTATTTCTTCACTGTTTGATATTCCAAAATAATCTGCCTGTGTGGTTGGTGACCCTGCCGTCAAGTTGTGGGAACCAGTGAATGTGATCTCTAATTGTGCCGCATCGTTTATCAAGTGTAAATCTGCTATCTTTATGCCTGCATTCGTGATCCTGAAAACGTCCCAATCCTTGTTGCTCTTGTTGGCTACCCATACTAGGTCATTTTTTGTAATAGCGTTCATGTCTAAATTTAAAATCTCTTCTATGTTGAACGCTGTGTGCTGTACTTGTTGAAGTTGTGGGTAACCTGCCGTCTTGAATACCTGTGCAGTGTCACTGCTCACACCTTCCTTGGTGTAATCTAATTTCTTGAATGTGTCTGATGCAGTGTATTCCACAGGCTTGTAGTAAAAATTGTCTTTGACTATGGCATCAGACCTAGCATAATCTATTGTATCATTAGACGTGTCAAGCAATTCAATGCTTTGTGGGTCTGCTTTAATCTCATCGTCTTTTAAGATGATCTGTATGTTTTCAATAGAATCTGTGTTTCCAAAGTTGCCGGCACGAATCATCCATTCTGGATATAAGTCGAGCGTGATGTCCTCTCCCTCGTACTTGGCTTTAAGTATCTTGTCTATTGCATTCTGAGTGCCTTTCTCCCTGATGTACCCTTGATAGAATTTGTACTGTGATACATCATTAACAAATAAGTTCTCCAGGTAGTCCCTGCTCTGGTATCCCGTCAGCCTCTGTGCCAACTGCTGTTGCGATTCGTCAAAATTGTTAGTTTCTAATTCATAGAAATCATTGAACTGTGCTATCTTGTATTCAAAGTTAGGAATAAGTTGTGGTGCTGGTTTTTCGTCCTTGAGTGTCCAATTTGCTGTCTCGAAAGTTTGACCTGAATTTTGATTAATTTTTGCAACATAGAACTTACCTTGATATTCAACACTGTCACCGATCCTGTAATCTGTGTTGGCTGTCCAATATGTGACCTGTGCGGCATCAAACACGAAACCTGGTGCGTAGTAGTCACCGTTCCATTCGGCTGTTTTCCAACCAACCAGTTTCAATCTCTGTTGCCTGAACCCTGTGAATGGATCATATATGATGTCTGCAAAAACTGTGCTGTTATCAAACAACAATACATGTTCCTTCTGTACAGTATTCAATGCTACATTATAGAGTCCAATGGTATCAGATTTTATGCCCAGCTCAAAGGTCTTGCCTATTCGCTTGGTTGATATTTCGCTTATATCTATTTTCCTACCACCCGAATCTAACAATGAATAGTCACCTGCTAGATTTCTTAGTTTGCCTACAATACTGTTGTTGGTGTCCAACTCAAAACCATCAGCGGCCGGTGAGACTGTAACGGCACTACCTGGTTCCCATTCCTGCGTGGTCCAAAACAAGAACTCCCGTACTGCGTTTGCCCAGTTCAGTGTTTCTTTAAGTTCTGTTGAGAACTTGTTGAATCGGAATCCTTGAGACTCTAGCCAGTGTCCGTACCCAAACAAGAAATCAGCGACATCCTGTATGGTGTTGAACACGTATCCATAAGGTATGGTCTGTGTGGTTTGTTGGTACGTTGTGTACTGTCTAACCACCGTTGACCCTTCAACAGACACTGCATTCGCTGTAGTAGTCTTGGTTGGATAGTTGAAATTAAAATATGGTTTTGTTGTGCTGTAACCCAACACCTTGTATCCGCCCAACACTGTTGAACCATCACCGCTGATGTCTGTGTTCTTCTCAATCAAAACTCCTGAATACTGGAAACTTTCAACAGGGTTAGACGTCCTGAACAGTATCTTATAATTCTCATCTGGTATGAATTTTGATCCTGACTTGGATCCTGGAGACACACTATCTGTCAATATTTTTATGTTGTCCTTATCTGTGAATCCTCCTAACTTGTATACCAACTGCACACTTAAATTTTTCATCTTGTCATGATAGAAGACCTTGCTGTCTAGGTTCCTCGAAATCAAATAGTTGACCACAAACGGTTGGTAACCCGCTGTTTGATATCTGGTTGTTACACCTGTTGCTAGGTTTATCTCTGTTTCTAGATGGTATTTGGCTGTTGCCAGTGTTTTCCTAATACCAGTGTCTGAGTCGATCTGATTTCCGGATACGTTTGTTGATAGCCTCGATGGATCAAAAAGATTAGAGAAAAATTTTGCTGGTTTAGTTAAAGCCAATGTCTTTATTACTGTGAATGGATAGGCACTAGATCTCCTCCATGCCGTTTCAGATGGCGCCTGGTCGCCGAATTTCCAAGCGTTCTGTCTTCCCGGTATATCAAAATTATCCACAAGTCCTGCCGCCAATGGGTCTAGTAGGTTACCAGATGCGTCTACAGGAAGGTAGTCTTTGATCAAAGGCTTGCCGTATCTGCCTGGTTCTGTCGCCACAGCATTCCATAACACATCATTACCCGAAGTATATGGAGCCGTTCCGTACGTTGCGTCCCAATCCGTAGGCTTCTCTGAATGGCCAAACATCTCCCATGGTCTAATGTGTGGAGCGTCCGTGTCATAGAAATATTTGTATATGCCTCTCCAGTATCCTGCTAGATTTTCATTGATTAATCTTCCTTTGGATCTGCTGTAATTGTATGTGAAGGGTGATCCTTCTGTGAATGTTGTGTTATTGATATACTGCACATTGTTACGGCCTGCCCACTGATAGAAGTCAGGTCCCATTACATTGTCTATTTCTTGAAGTGTGTATTCCGTTGATGTGAAAGCACTAGGCAAAACATCATGTATGTCCACTAGTGTGGCATCGTATGGCACTTTTATATTGTTGTAGATTCTTTTCTCTAATTCCAATATCAAATCATCGCGTTCGTCTCCATACGCTTTTATAATAGAACCATCGTGCTTCCTTATCACTGCTGTGTCTGTGAGATATGTTGTATCTGTGAATGTCTCAGGAGTGAACTTGGGATACATTCCGAGTTTTGTTGGAGATGGTGGCATGTAACTGCCTAATGTATTAGCATAGTCCTTGATCACTACCTTGTCACCCTCTGCTAGTGCCTTGCTGATGTTAATACTATCATCTGTTGTGCTGAAAGTGTAATCCGTTCCTAGTAATAGTTGGGCTCCGTTGAGGTAAACGTATACCGCTCTGTTGCTTAATGTTGTAATATCGTGTTGCAAATCCAGTGCATATTCTGTCTGTGATGCACCCAACACAGTGTATGATCTTTTTGAGACGTTTTCTCCCCAACCTATCATGTCCTCATAGTAGAATGGGAAAGTACTGTTCCTGCCTGGAGTTATTGCTGGAATAATTTCATCAACCCTGTCGGCCGCATCTCCTTCGTATGCCGTCCCAACAGCGTGTGTCAAGAATGCATTGTACCATTTCTCATATTCTTGTGTCGCATAATCAACAGAAGTCACGAAGTTTGCTTCTTGATCTACTAGATTGAATATGGCGGGTAGTAATGGTCCTTCGTGCTGTTGTATGCTACCTCCCTTGAGTCTCGCATCTGGTTTATCTCTTAGGTTGGATGTTCCTGGGATCGCACCTGTGACATCTTGATTCCTGTCAAATATGTTACGCACATGATTTAGGATCTGTCCAAACGTGAATGTTCCCAACTGTTCGTTGAGACTGTTTGTTGCTAGATTTTCTGGTATCTCGTAGATTCCTTTGTCGGCAACTTTGTCAGCAATGCTGTGCCCTGCAATCCTGATCTGATCGTCGACCTCCAGTGCTTTGTTGAATTTAACGTATTTGTTTTTTGTTCCTGTTTCAATGGTATAATCTGTTGTCACCGTTTTCCTCGTACCGTTGACCGATACCGATAGTTCAAGATCTGTTAGGTCCGCTGAATCCTTGTAGAAATCAATAGGAAACAACTGTGTCTCTGTTGCATCTACTATGAATGTACGTATTACACGTTGTTTGCTTTCGGATGTTCTCTTGATCCACGCACTACGTGAGTTGTGTGTTGACCTGCCTGTTGTGTAGTGCAAGTGTCCTTCCGCTAAATTTTTCGTGATTGTGTTCGTATCACTCTTGTAAGTGAACGTTCCTGACGTGTGGTCTGACTCGAAGACAATGTCTCCCACATTGTTAATGGTGTTATACTTGACCTTGATCCCTAACACCGTGTCTGTTGTGGCTGTGTCTGATGTTGCGAAAGCAAAGACCTTTGCTCCTGCGAAAGTTGAATTTGGATAAGTCGTTGCATCGTCAAACGAAGTGTGGTCGTTATCAAACATACCAAACAACGGCTGTTGGTTTACACCTGTCTTTTCCTGTGCTTCTACGAAAGATTCAGTATCACTGTCATAACGGAAAGTCTTACCTTGGTTCGTTGTCCCAAACTCGATGAATATAGAATCATCGTTGGTAGGAGTTGCATCGGAGGCCTCGGTTAGATTTATTACTTGTGTGGAGTCACCCGCTGTAACAAAATTGACCTCGTATATCTTGTCCTTTACTAGAGGATCCGTGTCTGCCGCGAACACAACTCTCATTCCGTCAGCAAGTGCAAGTCCGTCAATGATGTAACCGGTCTGTTTGACCACTGTGCTGAATGCGTCGGTGGTGACTGTGTCATACAGCGTCACAGATTTCTTGGCCACTGTGCCATGATTATACAGTGCAAGTCCAGAGTCAAATTCTATTATGGGTCTCTTTGCCCTGTCATCCTCGTCTAGAGTCGGCGTGAAACCACTGAACTTTGCAGTGTCCTCTATGATGGACCTGTGGAACCACCTGTTGTATCTAGACCAAGCGTTCCGGTCTTGCGAGTCCCTTTTGATTGTCATGTAATCTTTTGTATCTGGTGTGTAATATGCCTTTGCATATGGTCGTGAATCGTATCCTGCTTGATCATACAGTACAGTCGACTCGGTTGCATATGAACCTGGTGTGATTAGATCCTCAACATCTGTAAGCGTTATGGCATCACCGACACCCTCAACATAGTACTCCTTGTCTTGATACGAACTTAAAACCAAAGAGTTCTTAAACTTTATTTTCATGCCGTTTGAAAGATCTAGAGTTCTTAGACTGTAATTTTTTGCACCCACAATGTCGTCCTCGACATTTATCGCTGTAGTGCTTGTGGCATCTTTTATCTGTAGGATGCCGTACATGGCGTCATGATTGCCACACTGATAATATAAAGTGTTTGGTACACCCGACGTGGGTACTGTGAATGTTACTGTCCCGTAATCTGCACCGTTGTTGGTCACACCTGTGTCAAATATGGTTGACGTTGATCCGTCCAATGCAACCTTGCTCTTGTATGGTTCAGTCATTATCCAGAACGGATGTCCTTTGGCATTTACGTCAAACTTGTAAGTGTTACCCCTGTATAGTGTCAGTATGGGATTGTTTTCGTTCTCCCTGTGTGTAAAGTTGTAGGCACCTTGTGCCAAGTTCTCAACTGAATATTCTATAACCGCACTGGGTCCAACGGAATCTATCTCTATCGCCCCAGGACCTTCTGGTATCCAATAGTACTCTCTGTAATTGACCAACTTGTCGTAGTCTATTGCCGGATTCCAACTGTACACAGTCTCTTTGTTGAGCCTGTCATGGTTGTCGACCTTGCCACCTAAGTACTTGATCTGATTTATGTAGTCGTCATAGGTCCCTGTAAACTTCACTTGGTCTTCTGGATTTACAGAAGTGGTGTCCTTGTCAGTGTATGTCACGGCAGGCTCTAGTTGATATGCGAACCTGTCCTTACTGGTTGCACTTATGTACCTGTCAGTGACCTGTCGTGTGTAGGCGTCCTGTCTACCTATGTGACCGTCAAGCCTCTCTAGTGCACCTTTCTGCACCAATGGATCCATTGTGCTGGCTAGGAATCTTTGGTTGGCATCTGTTCTGTAGAAGGCAGGTAGGTGTTGCACAGTCCGTCTGTACTCGTTGGTGCCCTGTTTGACAACTTCGTTATTGGTAAGTGCGTTTATGGGATTGTCTGCCATTAGTATCCTGATCCACTACTGCCGGAACTTGAACTTGAACCGGTACCTGTTGTAGTAGAGCCTGACACTGCTGATCCTGATGTGGTGTTTGTTGTGGTGGTTGATGTTGACGTTACCACTGAACCCGAAGCCGCTAATTGATTGGCTCCTAGTGCTGTAATAATTGAAACATCATCAACGGTGGCCCCACTGATAAAAATTTCGTCTGCCGCGGAATTGATCTGGAACAGAGACCCAAATGTCTGTCCTGCTTGGTTAGGTACAATCACTGCTGTAAGCAAATCTGGTGCAAGTTGATTGTGTATGTAAGCGGCTAGTTCTGTAAAATAAAATGCGTCTCCAAAATCCCAGTTGTCCAGTGCAAAGAATTCATTTATCGCGGCAATGACCCTGGTCTTTATCACTGCATCTGACACATTGGTCTTAGGATTTTTGACAACTTTGAACGTTGCCTGTAGTTGTTCTTCTGCATTTGAACCAAAAAGTATTTTGTATTTCACAGGATGGTATATTATTTGATCTGACAATGATTTCAAGGGGTTGAGTGTGCCAGAGTAATTGATTCTCAATTGGTCTGCTGTAGATATAGTTGGTTTGCTCCCACCATCTTTCAACCAAATTCTGAACAAGTTATCATATGTTCTCTCCAACAGATACACATCAACAATGTTTGACACGCTTGGATCTATTCTTGTTTCTTGACCTGCGTGATGTTTGTATTGGAAACTTATTGATCCTCTGCCTCTCCTTGCAGTGTAATCTGTGGTTGTAGAAAGTGTGTTTGTTGTCGAACTGTAGCTCTTTATGACATCCTCACTGTCGTCATAGAAGTAAAACAACTGTCCGTCTGTGTAGGAAGATGTATTAAGATTAATATCTGCTTCATTTTGCGAAACTACGAAATTAGTTGCCGCGTATGGTCTAGATCTCTCTATGTTGTCATAGGAAGTATAGTTTTCGAAGAAAACAAATTTAGTAGATTCAGAAAGCGTTGGCTCAACGTATATGTCAAACAGCTCAGGATTATCCACTACACCGTCGTCGTCATCATCAAAGAACCCTACTTTAACTTTTCTGTTGTCTTGGAAACCATCTGCTTCCGTTACTACATCAACAACTTGCCAAGTAATAGGATATCCAACACTGTTTCCTGTTGACACAATGCTGTTTGTTTTCAATATTTTTACTGTGTCCTTAACACTTTTCCCTGTAGTGTAATCGTAAATTTTTTCTTCTACATCGTAATGGAATTTATTCTGTGACTCTGATTCGAACAGGTAATCTAATTTCCTGTACTGTACTGTGTAAGTGTTTCCGTCGTTCGTGAATTTGAACCACCAACTTGTGTCTGCATTTGTGCTTGTAACTGAACCTGCATTGGCCAGACTGAACACAGCACTAGTGCTTAGATTTGTTGACGTGATAACTTTCCAAGTTTCTGAGTCAACATCGTATCTTAGACCAAACTCCTCGTATGCTTCAATCCTGTTTATTAGATCCGCTTCTAGTGTTGCAGAAAATGATGTGGTTAAATTTGGTATAATTGCATTCACCACTGAACCAGCAGGTACTATACTGTTTAGTGTTACTGGGCCTTCTCCTGATTCGAGATCTCCTGCTCCAGCATTTGCTCCATCAAGCACCACTGCACCAATTTTGGCCCATGCTCTGTCTTCGGCATTGTCTGTGGTTGATGTGACCAATGTACCATTCAAGAATTTCCTTGTGTCCGGTGAAGTAAATTTAACCAAAGCACCTGGTTTTGCAAACTTTAGGTTTGATGTCGCTGAATCTCCGATAACCAATGCACCACCTGAAGTGAAATAACCTGTGTTGGTGTTAGTTGATGTAGTTGTTGAATTCCACGTTGCCGAAAGTGTGCTGGCATCTTTCGTGCCATACTTCAGATAGTAGAACTGCCTAGCGTATGCTTCTTTTAATTTTGCTTCAACTGATGTGTCTAGTGTCGACTGTATGTCGCTCCTGTTGTTGAAGGTGAAAGTGAACTGCTGTACACTTTCTTCCCTGTATAATATTCCGTCCTCTGCGAACACGTTAACATTGGAGTACGCACCTGTCGGATCTAGGATCTCTTTTGCCCTTGATATGCCAGATGCTGACCTGTTCACGGATCTCACTTTCACTATCTCCTGTGATGCACTCAAAGGCACAACCTGGTAGTCCTCTGCTGTGATCATCCTGTTCTGGCTGTAATAAACCTGTGCCGCTTTTTCTTTTATGGAATCGTTTGACTCTGTTGCGGCTGAATTGTAAACACTGGCTTTTAGGCTAACGCTCATGCTCAATGACTGCTGTGCACCGTTGGCATCCGTGTAAGGCACAGTCAACTGTATGTTCTGCATGTCTGACGACTGTATGGCATACTTGGCATTGTCGCTGACCCTATAGTATGACCTAAAACTTCCAGAAGGAATGTTTGAGAAGTTGCCATCTCCAAACACAAGGTCAATCGCGTCGTCGTTCTTGGTCACCACGTTGTAGGTGTTCCTCTCTGCTTTGGACAGTGAATTGTATATCGCATTGTTACCTGACAGCGAAGGTACTTTCGTCCATGATTGTAATAATTGTCCAAATTGATCTAACTTGTATAGCCACACGTCAGTGTCGTTGATGTTGGATGCATCCAAAGATTTTACATAATTGGTCACAGAGCTGTCAACAGTGAAATCTGACTGCTGTAGATTGCCCTGTTTGAACAGGAAGAAGAATCCTGTGTTGTTCGAACTGTCTCCGGAACCATCTGCCCTGTACGTATATGTCAGTCCCGTACCCGGTATTGGTGATGCTTCATATATAGAATCTGAATCTGTCATGGTGCTTGGCACTATCTCGAATGATCTTGACACGCCTCCCACTGACTTCTGGAATTTAAATATGGGTAGATCCAATTGGTTTGAACTTAATGTGTAGACCTCTGTGCTAATACCACCTATAGTATCTGATTCCCTAGGGTTACCAAAAAGTTGTCCCGTCTGGTTGGCCGCATTAAGTATCGCTGTGAATTGTTCTCTGTAATTGGCATTGGCTGAATCATTCCATATGATCGATGAATTTGCTAGGTTCGTTCCTGTGCTGTCCTGCACATCCTGTGTTGTGGATATTGAATCTATCTTCAACAACCCTGTTGCTGGTTTATTTCTCTTGGCGTTGTAGTTGATCAATCTTGCTAATCTTAGAACACTGTTCCTTCTCTCCGCGGTCTCCAGGAAGTTCTCCCTAGCGTTCAAGTCAACCCTGAAAGAAAGTGCCTGTGAGATGTATGCTATAAGATCTATCAGAGCCACGTACTCAGAACTCTCAACGAAATCATTGAAGTCATCCGGGTAGTTCTCCTTGAGATACGCAACCATGGTCCTTCTCAGTGTCTCGAAGTCGTAACTTTTGAAATCCGCCTGTTGGAAAGCCTGGTAGATCTTTCTCCAATCTTCCGCTACTAGTAATCTGTTCTGTCTATCTGTTGTGGCCATTGTAATTACAATGATATTTATGTGTTAGGAAATGTGCGTATATTAAGATAGGCGTAACAACGAATTCTCATCGAAGTTGAATCTCAGTTTCTCCGTGATGTTCAGTGGAACATAGGTTATAGTGGCCTGTATGGCTATGCCCTTGTCCGCTTCTGTGACCAGTATCTCCTCAGTGGCAATACGTGGATCTGCATTCAAATTGGCAGTGATGTCCTCCACTATGGCGTCTTTTAGATCGTTTGTGAATGGCTCGAATATGGCGTCGTATATGATGGTACCAAATTCTGGGTTCTCAACCCTCTCGCCCTTACGCACTGATAACCTGTTAATGAGGTCCTGCTTGGCTACCTCGAAATCGTACAGTTTGAAGTTCTTTTTATCCGCACGTGAACTGAAACCCTTGAAGGTTACTGATTTGTTTGAAAGTCCGTTACCTGAATCTCCGTATGCCATATGCTTTATTTACTCTATGCTCTATCGTCCTTGTCTCTGCCGCCCGCTGGTCTTGTGTAAGGCTCGTGTGTTACAAAGCCTTCGACAGTTGTTTTAACTTTTACTTTCTCGTAGTTGACTTTGCCATTCAATATAGGTTGTTGTGCGATCACATCTTGTTTTTTTGTTTCCTTTATTCCTACTTTGACGCTTGTTGGTTTCAACCAACCAGGTCCCATAACAGCTCTTGGACCAACAGAATTCAAATGAACTTGACTGCCACTCGCTAAATCAATCCTCCCGTCCGCACTATGGAACTGTATGCCTTTGGTGTGGGAAGTGATGCCGTCGCTAGCAAAATGTCTAACACTGCCTTTCTGAGATGCGTTCAATATTCCAGACTCTCCCATCACGTACACATATTTCTCAGCGTTTAGCACTACATTCTCTTCAGCGGTAAATTTAATTTTTTTTCCTGCATGAAAGTTTATATTATCATCTGCGTGTAGATTGAAATCTCCCTCTGCCCGTATGTCTATGCCCTTGTCGGAATATATGCTGATCTTTCCATTCTTATCCATCTCTATGAATGCCTTGCCTGATCCGTTGGCCAAGTACACCACACCCTCTGTGTCGTGCATGAGCAGTTGATGTCCTGACGCCGTTCTCAATCTTGTGAGTTGGTTGGTGCCGTCTACTGCACCGTCATCCATGACGAAACTGTGTCCAGTTTCTCTTTCAACTAATTCCGGTGATTCACCGAGACCAATGTTTCTCGGTGTGCTGTCTTCTTTGATCCTGCCGGGGGTGCTCAACCCAAATACTCGACTTGGTGATTCTCTACGTGCAGATGAGGTCGTGGTGCCCCTGACTGTGTCTTGCACAAGACCCTGCGACTGCAGTTGATCTGCCAATGCATCGTTAATGGGATAATTCCATTTGTCAGCACTGGCTACAGTGTCGCCGGGATCAAGCATGTTACGATTTTTTTCACCAGCGGGTAAAACATCCGTGCCGTAAAGATCTTTTTTGCTCTGTGCAAAATCTGTGTTGTTGCCGGCTACCCTGGTTTTGTCTGTGGCACCGTGTCCTGGAACCATCTGGTTGGTCAGTGGATCCTGCACACAACCCATCCAGAAAGCATTGGCGTTTTGATTCTCTCCCTTGGCGAATATCACCAACACCGTGGTGTCTATGTCTGGTGGCACTGCCCACATTCCGTATGACTGCTGTGTGTCCTTGAATGAATATGGATCTGTCTTGGACACTGTCTTGAGACTCTTTACCCCATAGAAAGGTGACAGGTACTGGCACCAAGTGATCTGTGATGGCTTGGGATTGGTCGTGTTGGTCAGTGCTGGTATGTTTACTCCCAGACGTCCCATCCTCAATGGATCCACTGTGGTCTTTACAGTGGCAATGTAGGGACCAGCATCGTTGTCAACGTACTTCTCATTGAAACTCTTCTGGTTGTCCTGAGAGTCCGTGAATCCCCTGGAATCTGTGTAAGCCATTATCTTTTAAACCCTCTTATATTTTTTTTAATTTTAGTTACCTCGTTGATTTTTTCATTAACCTTGGTTGTGATATTCTCTACGGTGCCGTGTCTGGTCTTAAAACCTTTAAATTTATTTACAGCATCTGATTTTGCACTTTTTAAAATGTCATTTCCTATCCTTGCTGAGTTAACTAATTCAACTGGTAAACCTTCGCCGGTCTGGTTGTTCATCCTCACACAGGTCAGCGTCTGCATGAACTGTCCGTTGTCCATCTTGCTGTCCACTTTCACCACTTGGTACACTCCGCTGAAGAACAAGTTCTCGTCTCTGAATTTTTGTGTACCAGAAAACATGATTCCTTCCTTCTCGTCTATGTCGTCTGGTAATCTGTATCTGAGATTGATGCAGGTCATGAACTGATCTGCGTTAAAACTATGGTCTTTATAGTTGAATGGTCCTGTGCCACCGCCGGTTGTTGTTGGCGTTTTGTCTTTTTCCTTGTCATCCACAGGCATGTACATGTCCTGGCATATGTATGCCGGGTCTCCCAGTATTTCCAGTTCTATACGCATCATATCCGCTTCTGGATTGGTCAGGTAGTCATAGAATTCCTGTGCTTTAAGATTCTCTGGATTGGTCGTGCTAACGGTACTCCTGCCTTTGATTATGGATGGATACTGTCTCAATGGTAGTGTGGGCTCTGGATCTTTTTCCTGGCCAAATGCTTCCAGTATCGTTTGTTTCAACTCCTCAAATATACCTGCCTCGGTTGTGTCCTTGGCTTCCCTCACATTCCTCATGTAATACGCTGTCTTGTAGTTGATCCTCAATCCCTGCACATCCAGGTTGTCGCCTGTGTACAGGTAGTTGTATTCCTTCCGCACGTACTTGGACCAGTCTGTCTTTAGACTCATTCCCGAACCTATCAGTTTCAAGATGTGTATCTTGTAAGGCATGGCACGGTATATTATGGTCTTTGGATGCATCTTCGTTATGTTGTCGAATCGAGTCGTGTCAGTCTCTACAGTGGGTTTTACCTTGAACCACGGAACGAAAGGCTCCTTGGCTACATCTTCCTGGAATTTCTTGCTACGGATTATGCTCCGGATCTTGTCTGTGTCGTCCTTGGTCACTGTGTGTCCCAGGCTTGTTAGGTATCCCACCCAGAAGTTCTGCACCAGGCTGAGGTAACCAAACGACTGCCTGACCGCATCCTCAAAGAATTTAGTCAGTGCGGTGAAACTGTCTGCCTTGGCCGTGCTCTTGTATTGGGTTCCTGTTACCAGTCCCTGTAATTTGTTCGTGGCGATCTCTTTGTATCCTCCACCAATGTTGATTATCTCATCGTGTTGTTCCGCAGTGGAAGTGTTCGCGATGCTGTCTGTGACTGATTGATAATCGAGGCCGTTTTTGGACACTTCGGGATCTATCTTGAATATGTATGTGTCTTTGAATTGACGTTTGTTCTCTGCTATCTCCTGCTCCATCTGTACGTCAAGTTGTGCGGCAACGTCAATGCACCAATCTTCTGCTTTGTTGCCAGCCTGTATCAAACTTGTCCTTGGAAATTTAAACCTGTCATCGAAGCCGAGGTCAGTGTATGGCACTGCCACCACGGAGTACTTGGCGCCACCCTCGTTCACGTCGAAGTCAACTCGTGCTATCAGTATGGGTATCTTCCTGGTCAGTCCTCCTACCATGGAACCACCGGTACCGAACATCAAGGGCCTGCCCCGATCGTCGAACCCTTTGAATTCTATGGTCAGCAACAATGGTGCGTCCTGGTAGTCCTGGAAACCGTTCAGTGCAGTCGCGGCCCTGACCTTCTCGATAAGTGTGATGCCATAGGGCTCGTGCACCTCGAACTCCATCTTGGTGAAGTTGGCCAGATTCCTTTCCGCATTGGGTGATACCGTGGAAATTATGTTGACGTTCTCAATGAACATGTCATGGCTTCTTTTCAAGATGCTTATGCTGTCCTGATAACGTCCCGTGAAATCTTTGTATGCGTCTCTGACAATCTTGTCATCTGCGTTCGCACCCCCCGTGCCCGCGAATGGGTCTCCGCCACTGCTGATTCTTGCGTTTTCACCTATCCCCCCACTACGTGCTATGATGTCGTGTGGAGCATTCTTCAAGAAACTGTGATCTCGTATTTCAGACTCTGTGATGCCGCTTAGGGTGAATATGGTGGTGTAACTGGCGGCCTTGTGTAACGGATTTATTTCCTTATTGCTAGACGCCATGTTATATTCCTAGGTCTGAGTTGACGTTGCCGGGCTTGGGCAACTGTATGGTCACTCCTGGTTTGAAGTCGTAGATGGGATCCTCTATCTGGTCTGGGTTACGCTGTGCGAACACCCACCAAAGCCTAGGTGAGCCGTACAGGTCATAGGCCAACAGGTCTGGCCTGTATGCGTATGTCCTCTCGATGGTGTAACTCTGATCATCGTCCTCGGCAGTTATGGTTCTGGGAACGAATGTCTCCAGGTTCACGTCATTCTGTGGAGTATTGAAGTAAGGTGATGTTGAAGAATACTTGGCCATTAGATGAATCCTATCTCTCCTTCACCTTTACCGCTCAACTCGCCACGTGCGAATTCTGACAGGGAGAAGTTCTTGATTGATTCCCTGCTGTAGATCGGTGTCACCAGCACTGATATGTTTGACAGTGTGGGTGCCCAGGTCTGTGATTCTGCGTTGATATCAAAACCTGCGTCAGGGCCATTTGATTGCCTGTAAGGTGAATTTGATTGTTTGGTTGAGATGTAGTCAATGCCTGGTCTCAGTTCCACATTGAATGTGTTCACTATCACTGGTACCTTGCTGAACATGTGATCACCATAACCTGACATGTGCATGATCGGTGGGGGATTACCTTTGAGTGATTGTTGCTCCTTACCAAAATACATCTTGGTTATGGTCCTTAGGAAGTTCACGGTTGCCACCCAGTGCTTGGCGTCATCTGAATTCTGTACAGGAAACTCTCCAATGATGTTCATGGAGTCTACTTGTGAGTTTTGATATGCCTGGAACGGATAGTTAGCGTGTGTCTGTGCCAGGGGATTGTAGTTGGCAGAATGCTGTATCACCACCGCCGGTGTCAAAGGCCAGAATATGCCACGTGATGGCACCAATGGCGCCAGTAATTCGTTATTGGCCAGTATAGAGTCGTAGACCGCATCTGCGCCGTTTGGTATCTGTAGTCTCACACGCCAGTCTGTTTTGTCCGAACGTCCAGACCATTTGGCTCTAGCCTGTACTATTCTGCTGTCTGTGGAAATACCAGCACCCGTTAGCCTGCCCAGGGTACGGTTGAATATGCCCGATCCCACGTTCTTGACTATCTTGCCTATTTCTCCAAATGCCATATTATGGTTGCTTTCCTTTGTAAAATTTCGTATACTTTAACTATATTTATAGGCATTATTTTAGGCGCACTTAATTCACCATACGGCACGATTCAACAGACCTGTTTGTGGTCACTCACATTAATATAAAGTAAAGGAATTATGAAGAGAGTAAAGTACCTAAACAACAGAGATCTGCTACTGCAAATACACGCCAGCAAGAACACCTACTGTTCATACGTCGCACCCGAGGACGCACAGTATGACTTAATCGTGCCCAATCTAAAGAAAGTCAACGCTACGGCTGTATCACAGGCGAGAAAAGCCAAGGCGAAAAGACTAACACAGGAAGCATGGGAAGAGGCCAAGGCGTCGGGACTTAAAAAAATTAAATTAGTGGACTACACAGTGAGTCCGAGAAAAATAGAGAAAACTGATCTTGTGTTCAGGGTCATGATGTTTGATCATGTGCCCATGGACGACCAAAGAAAGAAGAATCCAAAGACCACAGCGGATCATCACAGCAAGGTAAACTTCCCTCCTTTCCAACACTACAGGTTCGACAAAAAAGACAAACTGGTCTGTGTGGGAAAGTCGCACTGGGTGGGTGGAATGAGCAACGGACACTTTTCCGTAGACCACGGCAAGATGACCAACCAACTGGCCATGATGTACATGAAGTTGTGTGAAAGATACGGCACAAGGGCCAACTGGAGAGGTTACACATACAACGATGAAATGCAATCTCAGGCGTTGATGCAATTGAGTCAGATAGGATTACAGTTTGATGAATCAAAATCAGACAACCCATTCGCATACTACACGGCGGCTATCACAAACAGTTTCACAAGGATCTTGAACATCGAAAAGAAAAATCAAGCAATCAGAGACGACTTGCTAGAATTCAATGGGATGATGCCTAGTTTCACAAGGCAGAATGAAAACGAAACAGCAGGGCCGTCATACCAGAAGAGAATGAAAACAGCACATGGCGATGTACACGCAGTCAACAAAACAACTCTAGCAAAACTGAACAAGACCTTGAAGAAGAAAGGCAAACTGGATTCAGAAGATTTCGAAGACGTCAAGTTTAAGAACAAGATAGACATGACCAATCATAAACCAATCGTCAAGAAGAAGTGGTAATCGATGGCATTCTTTAAAAAAGTAGCCTGTTTCACGGACATACACTTTGGCCTAAAAGGCAACAGTCGTATACACAACGATGACTGTGAAGAGTTCGTAAAATGGTTCATAGCACAAGCCAAGGCAGAAGGCTGTGATACCTGCATATTCCTAGGCGACTGGCACCATCACAGGTCAGCAACAAATGTTTCTACAATGAACTACACAGTTTCCAACATGGAAAGATTGGGTGCGGCGTTTGAGAAAGTCTATGTGATAATGGGCAATCACGATCTATATTACAGAGATAAAAGAGAAATTAATTCCATGGAATACATCAGGAACATTCCAAACATACACATAGTTAATGAATGGTTAGTGGAGGAAGATGTTGCAATCATACCGTGGGTAGTAGGGGACGAATGGAAAAAAATTGAAAAAATGAAACAGAAGTACGTGTTTGGACATTTCGAATTGCCTTACTTCAAAATGAACGCAATGGTAGAGATGCCGGATGTTGGCGGAATACAAACTGGCCACTTTGCAGGTTGTGAACAGGTGTTCTCAGGACACTTCCATAAGAGACAACAAATGAAAAATGTAACGTACATGGGTAACGCATTTCCACACAACTATGCAGACGCATGGGATGATGACAGGGGCATGATGATCATTGATTATGGAAAGGAACCTAAATACATTAACTGGCCTGAGATGCCGAGATACATCACAATAAAAGTGTCTGAACTACTAGAAGATCCGGACAAGTATCTAAAACCTAAAATGTACGTGAGAGTGACCTTAGACATAAAAATTAGTTACGAAGAAGCAAACTTTGTTAGAGAGACATTCATAGACAAATATGAATTAAGGGAACTGCAACTAATACCAGAACAAGTAGATAATGCACAACAACCACTAGTGGAAGTGCAGAAATTTGACAGCGTTGATCAAATCGTTATCAAACAATTACAAGGTGTGGACTCAGAAGTCTATGACAAAAACGTTTTAACAGCAATTTACAACGACCTGGATGTTACAAGTTAGCAATATAAAAATAAAACTGATGGACAATGCACTGGCAAGGAAATGGCTGGAACTTTATCAGAGCCTCGATATCGCTCCAGATCAAATAATACACAACACTGGGATCAGCGACGGCGACTTTGCCAACAAAATAAAAGAAGCAAATAGACTATTTGGTTTTGATTGGCCCACTAATCCAAGCACTCAAGCAGATTACAACATGATGCACAAGGACATAGAAACAGCACCAAAAGACAAGGCTGACCTTTTGCAAAGTATACACAACGACCTGCACGTCAAGGAATCCCATGGCAGTGAAGCAAGTCACATCCAAATTGTGTGGTCCGAGAGCCTTGGACAGTTTTATAAAAAGAAGCCAATATCGATCGATATGCCAGACGACGCAGAATCCTTCAAAAAGTCAATCAACCATGGCGACGTTTATCTAGGATATCCACATGTTGGAAAATCACCGGAAGTGTGCATGTTGCAGAATGACATCAGTGACTTGCCGCAGACCTGCAGGATACACAATAAAATTGTTTGTGACATTTTAATAAGCCTTAGCAATCAAAACTGTAACACCGATGATGATCTGCTTTCGTGGTATGAAGTGAATAAAATCACTATGTTTACCAAGGAAGAGATGTTAAAATACAATGGCTGGGCAAAAATTGGAGAAGTTGTCAACAAAGACGATTTGCAAAGCATAGATAAGGAAAATTTAAAAATAAGTTATGCCAACGATTAGTAAAAAGAAATTGATTAGAGTTCTGAAAGGAGATCTAGAAGAACCTATGACCAAACAATCATTGCTGGATCAAATGGCGAAGCCCGTCACACAAGAACAGTGGATAAAAGGTTACAAGAGATGGGTCGAACAACACACACTTTCAACACCTCCAGAAGTGTACGAGGCAATAGAGAACATTGGCAAAAAGAAACGTAGAAGAAAAAAGAATGTTAACGATTAAAGAACTTACTGTAAAAAACTTCATGAGTGTGGGCAATCAAGTACAGGCCATTGACTTCTCTAACAAGAGCCTGGTTTTAGTCATTGGTGAGAACATGGACCTAGGTGGTGATGATGCTGGTGCTAGGAATGGTACAGGTAAGACCACAATCATAAATGCATTATCATATGTGTTCTTTGGCGAAGCATTAACAAACATCAGAAGAGATAATCTTGTAAACAAGACCAACGAGAAGGGCATGTTGGTGGGTGTCAAGTTTGTAAAGAATAATGTTGAGTACACTATCGAAAGAGGAAGGAAACCACAGATATTCAAGTTCTATGCAAACAACATTGAACAGAATACAGAAAGCAACGAAGCACAAGGGGAGAACAGAGAAACACAGGTAGAGATAAACAAGTTGATGGGCATGACACACTCTATGTTCAAAAACATAATTGCACTGAACACATACACACAACCGTTCCTGTCAACGAAACAAGCAGAGCAAAGAGAGATAATAGAGCAGTTGCTTGGTATAACCCTGCTGTCACAGAAAGCAGATCTGTTAAAAGAGAAACAGAAAGCAACAAAACAGATGCTGACCGAAGAAAAATTAAAAATAGATGCCAAAGTTGCGTCAAACGGAAAGATACAGGAGTCCATAGAAAGCCTACAGATAAGATCAAATGCATGGGCCAAACAGAAACAGGATGACGTACAAAGTTTCGAAGAAGCAATCGCGGAATTAGAAAAAGTGGACAGTGAGATAGAGATAGCCAAACACAAAAAATTACAGAAACACACCGAAATGCAAACTGCATTGAGAAGTCTGCAGAAAGAGAAAGCATATCACGAAGATTCTTTGACCAAAGCAGAAAGCACAGTGACTAAAACAGAAGCAGACCTAGAATATACCAAACAACAAAAATGTCCAACGTGTGAACAATCACTGCACGACGACAAGCACGAACTCTTGGTCGGAAAACTAAAAACACAACTTATAGAATCAACTGAATACGTGACAAAATTACAAAGTGATCTTGCAAAAATACAAGGGGGCATAAATGAGGTGGGAGACCTTGGACAGATTCCAGACACATATTATGATACCATAGACGAAGCGTACAATCATAAAGGCTCGTTGCAGGATCTAAAGAGACAGTTGGATCAGACCGAGAAAAAAGAAGACACATATGCTGAGCAGATTGCGGAGATGAAGAAATCCGCTATACAAGATATAGATTACGAGAAAGCAAACGAGCTAGAAGACCTGCACAGACATCAGGAGTTCCTGTACAAACTGTTGACTGCAAAGGATTCTTTCATAAGAACAAGGATCATAGAACAGAACTTGACATATCTGAATCAAAGACTAGCATACTTCCTGGGCAAGGTGAAACTGCCACACACAGTTACTTTCCAATCGGACCTGACTGTGCGTATCGAGGAACTGGGCAGGGAACTTGACTTTGACAACCTAAGTAGAGGTGAAAGAAACAGACTGATTTTAAGTTTGAGCTGGGCTTTCAGAGATGTATGGGAAAGCCTTTATCAACAGATCAACTTGTTGTTCATAGACGAACTTGTGGACGCAGGCATGGACATATCCGGTGTTGAAAGTTCAATGGCCGTGCTCAAAGATATGAGTAGAACACAAAAGAAAAACATATTCCTCATCTCTCACAAAGACGAATTGGTAAGCAGAGTAAACTCTGTATTGAAAGTAGTTAAAGAGAATGGTTTTACCAACTATGCCAATGACGTTGACATAATTGTTTAATTTTTATGTTGACAAAACCACTTCTTACGTGCTTTAA